TGATTTTTGGTGTCTAAATGTACAACCTCATTCACAGGTGCGCCCATCAGTTCTCCTACACCATCTGAAATCATCTGATTCCAGACAATCGTCTTACCGCCAATACTTTTAATGCTTACCATCTTTGCACCACTCGGAACAGTTTTCTGATATGCTTCTGTATCATCTGTCTGAAATTCATAGCTGATACCCTGATTGAGTTTCCAGAGAGCATCGAGCTTTCTGTCAGTTTGTGCAAGGGATGTTTTATCGGCTTTAGATGCCAAGTCTTCCTTTATCAAACTAATTTCTTTTTTTAACGGGCCAAGGTCTTCTGTTGTTTTCCCATGTTTTGAGAGTATATACGCCTCATCTCCCGTTAAGCCACTTTTTCTCATGTCCTACACCTCCCTAAAGTAAAAACCACTTGCTATCAGGTGCATAAAAGCCATATAATTCCCCCGTGTCTACGCATAACGCCGTCGAACCACTTGCAACATAATGAGGTAATTTGTCTACTTCAGAAGACTTCCCCCAGTAATACCGCTTACTTCCGTCCGTATCTATGCAATCCCAGCTGCCTAAATCGTGTATAACATCTCCTTTGCGGTATGTCTGTCCATCAATAATTATTGTTCCACTAGCTATCATGCTTTCGCCTCCTTATGCATAAATTGTATCAGATATCCTCTGCATCTTCGTAATCTGGAAGTGTTTTGAGATACTTATAAGCATCTTCAATAGTCATATTCTCTTCATACTCTTTCTCATATGTAACAGCGGCTCTGTACGGTCTGTCACCGTTGCTTTCCATAGCTCTACCAATCTCATCTACATAAGATACTACAGCTATTGAATCATGACTGTTGATTGTAGACTGAATATATAATATTCTGTGATAATTAGTAACTACGCCGTCGCTTTGACGAATTTCTTTTTTTAAAGCCAATTTTATTCCTCCTATGAGAATGTTATTTTAATATTAGCATAGATGCCGCAAGGACTATTGTTTATAACATCTGTAGTATTTGACATTGTTGCAAATACATGGATGCAGCCTCCACTAAGCGTTGAGTGTACAGCATATTTGCTAGGTTTGACATATTTTGTTGACGAGCCACCATACAAATACTTATTATTTTGTCGGACCATAAGCCCTTCCACACTTGTTACTGTTACCGTTGGGTTCCCAACTATTGGTTTTGATAATGGAATTATAAAAATGACATCCTTGCCGGAACTCGTAATATATCCAGCAGTACCAAAAGTTGCACTGATCGAATCGCCAGCGCAAAAATATGGTCTCCAAGTCCCTAAATAGGTAGATAAATATATTCTCCCTGCATCCAACTTTATTACGTCTGAAGACGCAATCCTTGTACTAGAGTTATCAGCATATATCCCATTTCCAATGCTTTCGTACAAATCAGTATAGGATGTTCCACTTTTTACAGATAACGAGAGACTCATATTATCTTTTGCACTATCATAATATAATTCAAGCGCAGCTTTACCACCGACATTAGTATCATTTGCATCTTTTGTTTGCTGTGTTGATACAACAATGTTGTTTTGTGACTTTACGACCGAGCCAGTGCCACTATAAACAGGGTCTCCGTCTTCATTCACTACTTTAATATCTGTAATTCCAAATCGTACAATTTCGCTGTTATTGTTGCGCACACACATTCCATTTGCGTCAAGTAACGCGTTCTGTCCAAGCGTATTTCCTCGCATATCACCGACAACTAATCCAAGTCCTTCGATATATTTCATGAAGTTAGTTGCAACTTTAGCAGCCTCTGCTATCTTGTCTTCCTGACTGCTAAAGTTTTCCTCAGTAATATCTTTAAAGTTCTCGTAGGATTTCTTTACCTTAGTAGCTGTCTTATTCGCTTTAATTGCAACAGAGTCATCTGTAGGTGGTGCTGTAATGTTTCCTGTTAACCATGCTTTTCCGCCGCTGACACGGATTTTTACTGTGTCACCTGTCTTACAATTAATTGCCATCTGTGCGGGGGTTTCATCTGCTCCACCGTCAATGTGGACATATGCTGTTTTTTCGTCAACCCGAAGGACTTTTGCGACTGTATCATATGACTTTGTTTTGCTTTGCTTCATTGTCGAGGCAATCTCTTTTACAAAATCATTCAATGCTTTCCACCTCTTCCTTTGTGCGGCAACCGTGTTCCAGAGATAGTGTTTGTGATGTTATCCTAAATTTCCCAGTAAGGTTATGCCGCGGATAATTTAAAAAGACCACATCGCCTAAAAGAACGTCCTCGAAAAATCGCCGGCTGTACTGTATCGTTCTGGCAGGATTCTGCAATTCTTTTAGTTTTCTAACAGCATAAGCCGCTATGCTTTCTTCGGAGGATAATTCAACGCCTGTTTCCGATTTCCACACTTCCCTACCACGATTTACCGTTGATAAAAAGCTATCTGGACTATCATCCCTTGCAATAGCCGCTCCGTAATCATCGTGTATCGCCATGAAACAATTTGGTGTGTCATACCAATTAAATGTGTCTGTTACATCACACTCTATTATGTCGTTCACGTTAATTCCCACCGTAAGACTGCTATTATTATCATTTGCGCAGATAACAATACTTCCATCGCCAAGTATTCGCATCCGCCAGCCAATGGCATCTAAAATATGCAGCGCCATTGTGAGCCTTGTTTCCCCATCTTCCGCAACGATATTATCTGTAGTTATCGGCGATGTTCCTTCGACATACACAGGGGCGGGGATGCAATCATTAAGCAGATTTTTAATCTGTTTTGCTCCGCTACCGGCTGGTGCATAATAGCCACGCGGCAGGATTACATCATCTGCCGGCTTGAGAACGGAATAACAGTCAATATTGTAAGTTTCTCTCACACCATCAAGCTTTCTTTCTGGGAAGGCGGTCAGGCCAGTAAATAGCGCTACTTTTGCTCCCGACCCTCCCTGTTTGGCTTGCAGGTAAATACGGACCCAGCACTCGCTATCTGTTATCTTTTCTGTCATTGTGACGGAGGCAGATTCCCTTAAATCTGACGTGCTGTCCCGGTCAATACTGCCCTCAGTAAATTCAAATTCTTTCTGGTCTGTCCACGTCTTAGGGTCAACTGTTGTTAAAATATATCTCGCTGAAAATCCTTTGCTCCAATCCATCACGCCACCTCATTAGGATGCTCTGCGCTCCACTGTTCTTCAGTTACGGCATCCAGTTCTTCCGAATCCACTTTTTTAATCGTTAATGAGAAATCTGTCCGCATTTTGTTATCGTGGTCTTTTTTCTCCGACACCTGTATATCGCAGGAAAATGATGAGCCATCCGGTGTTCTAACGTGACATATTCCAGGATACGTTGCGAGCCGCCTCATTTGATCAATCATCGTTGGTTCTGTCAGTGAGATACTTACTGCATCAATTTTTAAATCACGAGTGACCGCAGGGTTCCAATCACCTTGCACGGAGCCCCCAAGGTATACTGTCCTCTCAAAATCTTTATCCCACGAGTTATCACAGTCAATATTGTACTGGATTTCGATGGATTCTCCGTCAAAATCAATAATTGCCTTTTTATATTCGATGGAAAAATCGCTATATAACCACGCAAACGAACTATCTGACGTTATATAGTCACCGTTGGCAGTTTTATTTACAACCAGTATGCCGCCGTACTCATTTAACGCCGGGTATGGGTCAACATATTTCTGTCCATAAACCCCATTTTCCAGAATCAATTCTGCTCTGTCTACGCTCATCCGGTACAAGTCGAATGTATCCCCATCGGCATATGTAGTTGGTTTAGCAACAACAATGCTCGCTGTTTTGTTGTCTGCAATCGTATTTACAGCGGCCGTTGGTACTTCCGGCTGGTGTTTCCACCGCACAACAAACGGTATCTTTTTTTCTGCCACATGGTCATAAATATCTGTAAATGCAATCTGTATGCTGTACCTTGCACCGTCATCCATCTGCCCGATCAGGTCGCTCAAGTCAATAGCGTAGCTGTCTGTTTCGCTACCAGTAAAACTAGCAATAATTTCATTGGAAAAATGTTGTTCCTTTAATCCGTCCGGGCGGAGAATATAATAGTCCTCGTCCCTGACAATCGTCACTTTTGCTGTGCCAGAAGAATTCCCGAAGGAAGGGACTATTGTTAGCGGTAGCTGCTCTAAATAGTTTGTTGTGCCTTCCGATGATTCTGGTACTGCCTGGTCGCTTGTTTCCGTGGTAACATCACTAGGATTATATGCAGTTGATTCCGAAACAAGATTTGTTGCAACGCTGTCTATCGCAGGTTTTGCAACAATTTCAACAGCCACAGAATCTGACCATGCCCCTTCCTTGCCTCCTTGTGCCGTAACCATTGCTTTTAAATAATGGATTTCTCCTACATTCCACAAATTGCCCAAAAGACCATTTGCAGTATAGATTTTATTAATGTTTTCAATAGTTTCCGATAATGTCTCCATGCCGGAAGACATCATTAAAACAACGACGTTTCCATCTTTGCCTTTAACTGGCTCATCGTTAACCGCTTCCGCTATTTTTATGCTCGCTTTGCTGTTTCCGGTGTAGCCGACACTGCAAATAACTGTATCGTCCAGGGCAAGATAATTTTCTGTCGTTGCAAGCGTAGGAGTTGTTGGGGTCTCACTCAGAGATACGGAAACTGTATCAGACCAAGGAGATAACACTTCCTCATCCCCGGACGTATCCCGCAATCTTACGCGGAAATAATATGTTTTTGCCGATTCTAGGGACCCGATATGCCACGTGGTTTCCCTGTCCTCCACGTCATAAGTAGTTGGGGCTTCCGTACTAATCCATGCGTCCTCGTGGTCTGCCCACGCAACGGTAGCCGCATCCGCATTTTTCCACGACCAATCCCATGTTAGTTCCACGGTATCAGATGCCACCGCCATTGCAGTTATATTTTTCGGTGGGACTGCAATCTTTCTTGTTTCCGAATAAATCCACCCAGACTGCATGAGGGGGCTAAGTTTGTAGGTGGTGCCAGACGCTCCATTTTGAGGTGTGGAAGTTCCGGTAAAATTTTTGAGCGCAATCTGGTATTCGGTACCGCCAGAAACGTCCGGACACGCAACTGTGATTGTCCCCTCTTTGTCGGTAATTGCAATAATACCTTTTTCCTCGTTGCCTATTTTCATCCAGACGGCTGTTTTAGCGTCAGGAACTTCCGTGTTGCGTTCAACGCTATTGATAGTAAGTGTTGTTCCTGTTGCCGATACCGTATCAAATGACGGGGATTTTAAAGCCCCTCGCGCCGCTACTCGTGGCTCAGAATATGCATATTTTTTATCGTGCGTACTTTGCACCCTTGTCCACATAATCTGGTCTTCCGCTATGCCGTCGTCCGTGTTGAAATCTGCTGACACCGTATAATCATGGTACGCAACAGTTACTCCTGTGCTCCATGATGTGCCAGTATATCTCTCTCCGCTTTCCGGCGTGTCTATAGCGTATTGTAACTCCATGGAATCCACAGGGCGGTCCTGCGGCGATGCCTGCACCCAGTTTGCCCATACATAGCGGCTAGAGAATCCTATCTCTTTGCTTCCTGTACTCTGTATGTTTGGACGCCCTGGGATACTGTAATAATGGTACGCATAACTCCAACCGGAATCTCCAGCACACCCTCTCGATTTTGCCCTTACAATACGGCAAAATGTCTTGTTTTGTGTCGGGGAACCATCCTCTGTTATTGCCCATGTGCCAGACGCTCCCGTGTGGGACGAATTAGAAAAACGAGCGTTTGCAATGGTGCCCTTATAGTTTATCATTAATGCGGTCTGTACCTGTGTCCTTGCAAAATGCCTTGTATCATTCGCCTCGTATGAGGTACTCCAGGTAAATGTACCTTTATTTGCGTCAGCATCATCAAGGGAATAAGAAACAGAAGGGGCATTTGGCGCATGAATAGCAAACGTTTTTGTGGAACGTGCGGCTGTATAGGTATGCTTTTTATCACTTTTTGTTTTGCCCTTTACCTTAAATTCTATCGCGTTTAATAATTTTGATGAGACAGGATAATAATTTTTTGCATTAAGTGCTACCGTTTTTTTAGTTGCTGATTTTCCCACATTTATTTTCTTCCACTTTGTCCAATCCCATTTAGAAGCACCGGCGTTTTTTGTATGTAGACGATACCATAGCCACTGTCCATCCTCATATTTTTTCGCCGGTATTTTCCAAGATATTGTAAATTTCAAATTATCTCTCGATATAGACAGACCGCTGGGAGCAGCAGACTTTTTCTTTGCCATTATGCCATTTTCACCTGCCTTCTAAGCTCACTTGCCATTCTTCTTCCCCATTCTTCCGGGTTATCTGCACCGTTTACAGTTACATTAATAGTTACATCGTTTTTCGTTCCCTGTGTTGCCTCTTTGATATCGTTCATCAGTCTGCTACGACCGTACAGCATCTCGTCTCCTGCTTCTCCTGCTCCAAACAAGGTGGCATCAGAAAATACATATGGGCTTTCCATGGCTTTTTTATACCAGCTAATGTGGAATGATGGCAGGGAACCCTTTCCCCCAATACCGAACGGAGCTTTTCCGCCGGAAACACTCAGGTGCGGTAGGTTTAGGTGTGGAAGAGACCAGCTAAACTTTAAGGCGCTCTTAAACCGTCCAGGGAAGCTTTTTACAAGGGATACTGCCTTAGTAAAGATACTTTTAACAGCCGATGGTATCTTAGTAAATGCTCCTTTTACAGCCGATAAAATACCATTTCCCTTAAATGCTCCCTTGAATCCGTTTACAGCATTTTTAGCGGCACCCTTTAAAAGAGAAGGGAGATTTTTGACCCCTTTTATTATGCCGGTAACAATGTTTTTACCAAGCGAAAACCAGTTAAACGCTGTAAATACGCTTACGATTGCTGTGATAATCTTCGGTAAATTAGCAATTAATAACGGAATCGCACGAACTAAGCCAATCGCTAAATTTGTTATGATTGTTACTCCTGTTGCAAGGATTTTTGGCGCATTATCGTTAATAATGCCAGCCAAATTCGTTATGATTGTAGGTACATATGCAATCAATACAGGAATAGAATTAATCAGCCCTTGAGCAATATTCTGGATAAGTGTCAGGCCTGCATTTATCAATTTGCCTGCGTTGCTCCTCAATGACTCTGTAAATTGTGTCAGCATCGGCAACGCCTGCCCCAAAAAGGTCGGGATGCCCTGAGTCATGCCGTTAGCGATAGTCGTCAGCAAATTAACTCCGACCGATGTAAATACATTTAGCCCTGTGGAAATCGTAGAGGCAAGATTATTTAACAGTTGGCTGACAGCAGTTGTAATACTGCCAGAATTTTGAGTAACGCTTGAAATTAAACCGTTTATGAGGTCGCCGCCGATTTTTGTCAGCCCCGGCAACTGGCCGCTAAAATTAATCGCATCTTGCGCCAGTTTGGAAAGGGCGCCGCTTATGCCGCCAGATTCCATCGCCTCAGCTAATCCACTAACCTCGCTTGTTATACCTTTGATGGCACCACGGATAGTACCCGAAAAGGTATTATAAAAAGCAAGTTGCAGGCCTTCTGTGGCGCTAGATAGCAAGGTTATGTCGCCCTGCAAATTATCTAACTGCGTAGCCGCCTGTTGTGCTGCGGAGCCGGAAGAATCCTGTATTCCTTTCCAAAATTTTTGCACAGTCGCATCACTCGATGCGGTCATTTTATTAAACGCCTGTAAGCCTTGCGTTGTAAAAATCGTTGCAAGAGCATTGTTTTTTTGTTCCGCTGTCATACCCTGCAAAGAGCCATTAAGCTCGTCTACGAGGTCGTTAAAATCTTTTGCCTTGCCGTTTAACTTATAGGCGGATACACCTAACTGATCTAAAGCTTTTGATGCATCATCAGTCGGAGTATATAAGTCCGCCATTGCCCTATTTAATGCCGTAGATGCCTCGGAGCCTGTCACGTTCTGCTCTGCCAAGCGAAGTAAGGAAAGCGTGACACTGTCCGCCGCTTGACCGTAGTTTTTCGCTGTGGCAGCAGAACCGGAAAAAGCCTCTCCAAGGCCTCTTACGTCCGTATTAGCAAGAGTAGCACCCTTTGCCATCAAATCGGCATAGTAAGATGCGTTACTCATCGAGTCACCAAAGCCTTTTACAGCTCCGGAAGTATATGATGCCGATTCTTCCAGACTCATAGCACCGGCAGAGGCAAGGTTAAGTACCGTTCCGATACCGCTAATCTGCTCATCCGCCGACAAGCCAGCCTGAGCAAGGATATTCATTCCTTCCGCCGCTTCCGTTGCGGTGTACTTTGTTGTGCGCCCCATTTCCTCAGCCTTGGCTTTGACGTTCCCTATTTTGTCTACGGTTGTTCCCATGGTAGCTGCTACCTGAGACATTGCAGTATCAAAATTCATTCCGGCATCTATTGATGTTTTTGTAAATGCAACGGCGGCAGCAGAGCCGGCCACCATAGCTGTTTTAGCTACTTTCCCGACCGCTTTAAATGCCCCGCCAATTTTTGATGTGGACGAGCTGGCGTTACCTTCTGCGTCTTTCAGCCCCTGCTTATATGCGGTGTCTTTGATTGCCAGAGTGACAAACAATTCCATCACATTCAATCACTCATCACCACCAATCCGGCTTTTTTAATGACGTCCGCGGCTATTTCTTCGCCAGTCTTTGTTACTGTTTGCTTTTTATCGCTATTAATTAAATCAAAAAATGATACATAGAGATATTTCCCACCGAACGCCTGCGAAATGCTTTCGGTTACATATTTCAGCCCATCGGCCATATATCGTTTGTAAATTAATTCCTCTGTATCGTCTAAAATCTTAGCCTTGACATACAGTAAGAATCCCTTTACGCTTCTTCCTCTGTATTCTCCTGCGCATCGCCAGAGGGTTCTTCTGTTGCGCCTGTTGGCACTGAGAAAAAAAGCTGACGTACCTCCGGCTCATTGACGAGGTCGACCATGCCCTTGATAACATCCATTAATTTGTGCTTTTTCTTGTATTCCTCGACTGTCTGTAATTCAAACGCCGCTAAGATTCCGATTACATCATCTTTGTGTGTTTTTAACAGTCTAGGGGCTGTTTTGGCGCCCCTAGCAAAGACTTTGATGTATTTCTCACCTTCCCGCGGCACAAGTTCCTGACACAGCTTAAGCGCGTCATCATCATCTGCAATGTTGCCGATGCATTCGAGAGAATTTGCGATTGCTTCTAAACCCTGTTCTGCTGTTAAATCTGATAATCTCATGCTTTACCTCCTACGCCGCTTCGCCTGTTTTGATGTAGACTTCGTACGGTACTGTCTCTGCGTTCTTAATGCTGTAATGTCCTGTGTATTCGAAATCAAAATTTCCTTTAGATTTATCATCTGATTTAATCTTAAATCCACCTGTTGAGAGGGCGTTCATAATTTTGATTGCGATAAATCCGGCGGAATCCCCGGAATTTTCGTCCGAATAGTCGCCAATCCACCAAATATCCTTAAAATCTTCTGCCTTTAAATCTGCCCTTGGTGTTACTTTGTTTCCCGCTACGTCTGCCGCCGCCATAAAACTTTTAGCCTGTGCGGTATCCATTGTAACGGCTGTGCCTGATAATTTTACTTCGATAGATTCGATTTCCTTGAGTTCCATCGTGTTTTTAGGCATATTATCGATGTCTTCCCCGAAATCCGTAAAGGATGGCTCCGCGCTAAAGCTACAACCGCCGCTGGTTGCCATGAGGATGTTAGTTGCTGTTATGGCGCCCGTTTCTGGTTCAAAAGCTGATACAATAATACCGGCGTTAATCTGTATTTTTTTAAAAAGGTCAGAAGGTACCTGCGTATACTTCATTTGCTCACCTCGTTAAATAGTTATAAATTGCATAGTTATTACTGTGTATCTGCGTACTATTGACGAGTCAGCCTCATCGACTAAAGGAGTCCAGGGCTGGTCTTGCGACAGAAAAATGATTCCATCATCGCACTTGACCGTGGTTCCTCCTTGCAATCTGTCGCTGATTTCTTTTGCCTTTTTGTTCGGAATTGCCTCTGATTCTGTGTGGTACCATACGTTTACAGTGCTGGCGGCGGCTGTGCCCGTCCACCAGTTGGCTGTAATTGGTTCGTATGTGATAAAAGGAAATGTTGTGTCCTCCGGCACTCTGTTAGACGGATATGCAGTTATGCCGAAGGATGACCAAAATTGATATAGTGCCGCTGTTGGGGTCATGACGTTAACTCCCACTTTTCCGCCATGACCTGTGCTATATCCAAATTGGATGATGCAGGAGTTTCTTTTTCTCCCGCATTTGATGTAACTCTAAAAATTTTTCCGTCTTTTGTTTTTAATCCATCATGATAGCCTAGCTTTACTGTTTTGGCTGTAGTGATTGTATATGTTGCTGTTACCCCCTCTTTTTCCGCCACTCTGGCAGACATAGAGGTATCTCGGACTATTGCCGCCTGTATTTTAGCGCCCTCGACCCACTCGGTGATAAATCCACCCTCGCCGTCAGAAGTACGCTTTTTATCCATGAGTATGCAATCCTGTAAAAATTCATTGATTAAACTCATGCCATTTTCCTCCATGGGTTCAGGCGTGCTCTAAAGGCATCCTGCCACGTGTAAGCCTCGCCTTTAGAATTTGTTGCCCTGCTGTACGAATAGCCGCCAAATGACTCTGACTGATACGCTCCTAAATTTCCATTTTTTGCCTGCCACTCGCTGATTTCGTCCACTAGTGATAAAAACGGTTTAGGGATAGCCAGCGGAACCACTACGCCGTCAAACGTCTCCTCTTGTAACGGGGCAGTATCGCCCTTGTGATACTGATAAACCCCGTCATTAAAGATAGAGCCGCTAATTAAATAATATTGCCCGTCCTGTAGCGGGAGGCGAATCGCAGTGCCAGAATAACGTAGGTCTTCGGTGTCTGCCGTTACATCTGTATGCGTGTCGAAAAGCCATTCCCCGATTGTTATTTTGCCTGTGATTGCCGCCCCCTTGACCGGGAAGAAATTGTGAATATGATTCATGATTTCGTAAAGCACTCAATCAACCCCTTTTATTTTCCGTTCGAACTTACTTTCGAAACGGCGCTTGATACTTCCGGAATGGTTTCTGTGGCTCCAACAGTAACTACACAAACACCGTCAAGGTATTCTGCCCACAGCTTCATTCCCATGATGGCGTATGTTTCGCCTGTGGCGTTTGTATAGTTGCCGCCTGCGTGGAATCCAATCAGATTTGTTTCGCCAGATGTCGTGTAGTCAAGTCCAAGCTTTTTGAAATCGCTGTCGCCGGGATCAATATAATATAAATCAATATTTTCCACTGGTGTTGCGATGACGGTTTTTGCCGGGATGTAGTCGTCAGGGAGGAGGAACAGTGTAGAGAAGCCAAAGAAATCTTTGATATACTGCAATCCAAACATTGTCTGTACGGTAATCTCTTTGTCCCCTAACCAGTCGTAAAAATCCATTACGTTTGCAAATCCTACGACTTCGGTTACGTTTCTGTTCATCCCTGCGAATTTATTGAGTACAGCACCTTTTGCGATTGCAAGCGCTTTCTGCCATTTTTTCTGTGTTCCTTTTAATGTTCCTGTTTTTAAAAACGTGTAAAAGTCTTTTAAAACCTTGTTCTGCAGCTCGACCATAAAGGCATCATCTGTCTTTTCAATTGCGACTGTTGCGCCCCATTTTGACACAGATTCAAGAGATAAAGATTTAGCGTATTTTTCTACGACAATATCTTCTCTTTTGCTTTCTACGACCTTAAACTGTGTAAAAGGGATTGCCTCTCCCTCACCCACATTTGCGCCGCCCTGTAAGGCTTCATCCTTCATCTGCGCTTCATAAGTCACTAAGCTAGTGCCCGGCTCTTTTCTGATAGGTTTAAAGATTCCTAAGATAGTTCTTAATGCATCCCAATTTTTGTCAAATCTTGTTACAAAATCAATTTCTCTCGCTTTGAGAGCGCTATCTGTATTTAATACAGTGCTAGTGGTTACTCCTGCCATTGGTTACTCCTTTCAAAATCCAAAAAGTTCGTGGTTTTCCGCAATCGCTTTCTGACGTTCGCCTGCATCTTTAATTTCCATGATTTCTTTCTTGGTCATTTTCCCCGGTTCTCCTCCCGGTGGATTTGATACATTAGCGCCATGAGTCTTTTCAGTTGTAATATAATCGGCATACGCTTCTTTGATGCCTTTTTCTACCTCTGTTGCGTTCTCAAGTTTCCCGTCAGTTCCGATTTTTAAATTATCAATAGTTTCTTTTGACGCTTTTAATGCAAGGCTAATTACTTTACTAGACACGCCGGAATCCTCGAGCATCTTTTTGTATGCAGCTTCTTTTGCATTGTAGGATGCCTTCTTGTCCTGTTCGGCTTTGTAGCCTTCAAAATCTGCGTGTTCCTTCTCGTACTTGCCTTTCCAGTCGTCCTTTTCATAGTCCTTCAATTTCTTCTGGAGGTCTGGGACTTTCTCTGCGTCCTCTTTGTATTTAGTGATTTCGCCTTTTAAACCTGTAACGGTTGCAGAGTGCTCCTCGATAATCGCGGAAACTTGTTCATCTGTGAGTGTCATGCTCTTTAAAAAAGCTCTTGTTAATGCCATTTGATTACTCCTTTTCTTCGAGGGATTTCTTTCCCTAAATGACTTTATATGTAAATCGCAGTACTTCGCGATTACTTTCTAAATGTTTTTGCGGCTTTGAGGGATTTTGCTCCAAATTTGCCGTCGATTTTTAATTTGCATTTCGACTGAAAAATGTCTACCGCATCTTCTGTCTTTTCTCCATATTTGCCGTCAGTATCTAATTTCGAGTCGATAGCCCAGTTTAAAAACTTCTGTAATTTTTCAATTTCCCCTCTTGCGCCTTCTAGCACTGTGATACCGTCTAAAAATGTGTAATAGCCTCGTGGTGGCAATTTAGGGAATTTCCCAGTGTATTTAACCTCTTTCGTTGTTTCTTCCTTCTGCTCCACCGCCGGGAAGTCATGATATAAAATATTTAAATCAAACTTGCCGCCGTTGCCGGTTGAAACCTTGGCCGGAAACACGCCAGAGCTGGTATACTGCCATGCCATGAGGTCAGGCACGCTTGCAGGCTTGTAAGATTTGTTCGGCGTTGCCTTAAACGCCATGCGGTTATAGCCTTTGTAATAACGTGCAATCCACCAGTTTTTACAGTTAACTTTGTTTTTATCAATATGCTCCGCAAAGTATGATTTACCAGTGTAAACGCCGAATTTATACCCTCTTGACTCAACGACAGTCTGTGCCGCATTGATAATCTCGGCAATCTTTACTTTACTTAGCCTTGCCTGCACTTTATCCTCGATGTCAAACCAAATGCCGTATTTAAAATGTTTCTTGCTGGCCTTGTCGAGGATGTCGCACACAAGCTCCATGTCCGACTTGGCTTTTGCCACTGTAGTAGCGTATGTGTAGTTATACACGCCCCATGGGATGCCTAACTCCTCACATTTTTTGTAGTTTGCCTCAAACTTCTTGTCTTTGCCTAAATCCTTGCGGATAATCTTAATGATTGCACCATCACAACCGTATTTCTTTACTTTCTTCCAGTCGATTGTGCCGTTGTATACCGACACGTCAATAATTTTCCTCTGTGTCATTTTCTCATCCTTTCCATCTCAGCACATATAAAATCTTCTGATTTCCGTTGATGATCCTGTGTATCTTTTTATATGTTCCGCCTGCTTTTTTGGTATTTGTACTAGCCTTTCCGGCGTCCCACCACACCATTTTATTGCTCTCGTTTATTCCTGCGAAAATATTGGTGTGGTGGCGGTAAAAGCAAATGTCTCCCGGTTTTAATTTGTTTTTATAATTCCGGGGTAATTTATTTACTTTTATCAATCTATATCGTTTTGATATAGCCGCTTTTGTTCCAGCACCCTTATAGACAACTCTTCCGTTCCTGTTGCAATAAAACAGTTGTCCCGGTTTGAGGATGCCTAATTGCTGTAGGCAATAACATACATACGATGCACAATTACTTACCTTTTTCTTCTTTGCGCCTGCCCAGCTATTCGCCACGTTCTGCGAGTATTTAAACTTTTTATCAGTAAAATACTCCGCCATTTCTTTTGCCTTGACGAGCAAAGACAATCTGTCCATTATTCCATCGCTCCTTTTAATTCATCTGCAATGATTGCTGTGTATTCTTTCGCGTAATTTGCCGCCGCCGGTTTTAAATACGGCTGCGCCCTCTGACCGTTTGTGATGTGCCATTGTCCCTTATCGTCCTGATAAGTCCACGGGGTCTTTCTTCCTCCCTTGTAATACACGCCAGTTCCCAGTTCCACATAGGCGGCATATTCTTCGTTACTTCCTATTATCTCTGTGAGATTTTCCAAGTCAGTCCGATGCGTAATGCTATTTCTCAATGCACCCGTATCAACCGGGCAAAGGTCTTTTGCGTGCCCCTCTGCGGCGGCTCCTGCCTGTTCTAATGCCCTTGCAAGTGCCATGGTGGTCTTGAGTATTACTTCGTCCACGTGGCTTACAACATCAATATCCGACATCATATTCGCCCCCTTTGCGTTGCTAACCATTCATAGTAGGTCATATCTTCTATAACCTCGTTTCTGCCTGTCTCTGGGTTTCTGACGCGTATCATTCGCGGTTGTGCCAGTTCGGTGGGCAGTGCAGTTCGTTGCGTGCATCGACAGTTATAAACTTCCGCCGGGATTCCGCTTGGGTCTCCTGGATACATAAGACCGTTTGAGTACGCCATGTTAAACGGTACTTCCTCACCGTCTAATGCTCTGTGACTGTCTCGTGTCCTCAAATCCTTTGTCGCTGTCCAGTGTTTCACTACATCAATTCCCATCTGGTAGGCTTCCTCATATGCCGCCTGCCTGCCCCCGTTCTGTGCCCCTGTAAACGCTGTGCGGGCGTTTCTAATTGCGGCAGTATGATTCATGCCTGTAACGTCCCGAAATCGCCCTGCGAGCTTTCCTATGCTGTCACCCTGTAAAATTCCTTGCAGTAGTGCATTTTGCAATTTCTTCTTGTTCCATCGCACATCCTTGCTTTTTAGCACCCTACGTGGTGGAAGAATCTTCTGCTTTTTGACCGTCAGCCGTTTAACTGTGTGCTCGTCAACTAGATTAAATGCAATATCTCCAATCTCTTTCATCTGTCTATCAGACACAAGAGATTTAATCATGTACGCCTCGAAGTTATGATTAAGGGCAATCACAAGAGGGGTCTTCTCGTTGATGTATGCCGCGGCAATCTCATTTGACTCCGCCAGCCTCCGCGCCATGTCCTCGCGCAGCGCCTCCCACCTCTGCCCTCTGCCATACTGATTCATCAACCATGCTTCAAATTCTTTCTTGGTGTATTTCCCTGCCTGGTATGCCGCATATTCTTTGGCGTACCGGTGGGAAAACTGTTTAAAATAGTTTCTCGCTTTGCCGTCAAGTTCCTTTCTGGCTTGTTTATATACATCTGCTAACCGCTTTTCTAACTTTTGTAACTCCTGCTCTGTCCACTTGTCGGATGGATACATGGTTATTCATCCCCTTCCGGGATATCTTCCGGCGCATCGGGTTCAATCGGCTCCGTGTAGCGGTTATATGATTCTTCGTCTAGCTTTGCCAAAATGTCCGGCACTTCCTCTGGTGCGACAAACGGTAATTTTTTTAGGATGGTTTCTTCGTCCAGATAGTTTGCTGCCTCAAGAATCATATCTGTACGCTCTTTCTCGTTACTGATTCTGTTCCGCTTAAATTGCGGTTCGTCATCAATCCCCGCAAGCTCCAGAATTTTCTCAATCGCATCGCCTACGAAGTACTCAAAATCATCTGCATTGTCGTCTAGTGGCTGGTATGCCGCGTCGATATGGTCGTTTGTTGCTCCGGCGGCTATGGTGTGTACATCCAGCGCCCCGAAGTCCTCATAAATTTCTGACCGCATCTGCGTGAGAAACTCTTTTCTGGCGGTATACGGCGGCTCTTGTGTGTATGCCTGTACCTGCCCTTCCTCGGCCTTTGCGATATGCTGAAACTTGAGCCGGTCTCTAAACTCCGCCAGCTCATCATCTGTCATACCGTCAGCATTGGAAATGAGCCAATACATCTGTGCACAGTCGTCCAAATCATTGGCAAAACCACTTTGCACCGCATCGTAAGCATCAATCTTTGACTGCATCCCCCTCAAGGTGCTTATATGCCTTTTGTTGCCAAACATCGGCACAATAGGGAGGGAACTATAATTTTCTTCCCCGATGATTTCGGGTTCCAAATTATTAGCAACCTCAACTCTTTGCCTGTATGCTCGTTTAGGAGCGGTCTCTTTTAATTCTCCAAATTTGCTTTTTGCGCTGTAGGTTGTGTAGCCGTCTACTTCGTACAGCACAACCTTAAATGGTTTCTGCTCGTCCAGTTGCCAGAATCTTATGCCCGCCATCAACGCCCCTGTGTCCTCGTCCCACATCGGGGCGAACTGCGTAAGGGGAAATTCGTGCACGTGGTCTACATTCCAAAAAAGGAAAGATTGACCGTGAATTAATGCGTTGTAAGCCGCCTCTTTAATCCGTCTGTCGAATTGTTTGCCTAGTTTATCTTTGACACCCATGTCATTAAAAAAGACACCGTTTCCCAGGCTGTACGAACAGCGCTGTGTATTTAATTTGTGAAAGAAATTAGAGCATATCTGTGCGTTAGACGAAAAATTATCTATCTTTTTCTGACCCAACAAAGTGTAATAGACGCGCTGGAACTGTAAAATAGTCTCGTTTTCCTGTGCATCGTACTTGTCCGCTTTTAACGCCTCTTTGTATGCTTCTGTACTCTCGTGGAATTTTATAAACTGATTTATAAATTGCCCTTTGTCTTTTGCGGCAATGAAATCTTGATATGATAAATACATTTGTCGTCACCCTAGAATTGATTTGTATTGTCTTGTTCGGCTGCGCTTGACGAGTTTTAATGTTTTTACAAGATACCTGATAGCATCCATTGCGTGGTCTGACTGTTTTATAACTGCATCCCTGCCTTTGTCAGCCGCCGTTGGGTCCCAGGCATAGATACCAAACTCTTCGATCGTGTGCGTGCAAGATGGGTCAAATGATAATTTGTCTTGCGTCAACATCGTCTCAACATCTGCTATCCCATCGTTAACAGTGTTATCCGCTTTTTTGACCTTATGCCCTCTACTGCGTAACTCTACGATGAGAGCGGCGGCGGATGGGTCAACAATGACTAAATCATCTTTCTGCCCGTTTAGCGTATCCTCTAGCCCTTTTACTAGCTCACTGACTGGCTTCATGCGGTTGTTTTCTCTGCCTGAGTAATAGTACTCTTTTATGCAGTGCCAGTTGCCGGTATCCACTCTTTTCTGCCAGATTAAAAAGACGGTGGCGTTTTGCATACCAAAATCGGAGCTAACAATTATATCTCCGCTAGTCTTTGCTTTACAGACGTGCCTTTCCTCTGAAAACATATCGTATACAAGCCCTTCTGCCACTGCCCATTTGCCCAGTATGTAGCGTTGATACCTGTGTGTCCCGGAGTACTCTTTTATTAGCTCGTCCACTACCTCCGGAGGTAGGCAGCCATCGTGTATGTTGTACGCCTGCTGGAATATATCTGCATCGGAATCCAGAAAGCCTTTGAACCAGTGTTTCGGTCCCGCCGGGTTGCACGTCCCATCAAAATGACTGTGCGACGTTCTGAGACGAGATTTTAACATCTCGAAAACTTCTTGGTTCCACGTCGTCACCTCATCGCCATAGGCGTACTCGATTGTTGCCCCCTGTATCCTTGCAACGTGTTTCTTATTGTCGGCACCTAGTGCATATACTTTTTTGCCAAATAGCTGTACTGTGTTGTCACTGCGTATCTCGCCAACTAGCTCTTCTCCCCAAATCTCTCGCATGGGGTCAAGTATGTTACGTTGTAGCGTGCCTCTGGTGTTTCCCAACATCACAGCCAAGCCTAATCCTTTTAGATGTGTCAGGCGTTGAGGGATTACGATTGCGTAGTCAACAAAGGATTTCCCGGAGCCTGTCGCCCCGGTCTTTACGTTCCAACGGCGGTTGCAACCTTGTAGATATTCTGCCTGTTTGCTAGTCAATGGCACTATTGACACCCCCAAGGATTTCAATAGCTTTTGCCAGCGCTTTGTCGCTTGCGCTCTCTGACTGCGGCTTATCTCGCCATTGTTCTGGCTTCCTGTTCTTTAACCAAAATATCTGTGCTGTTGTATCCGGCGCAACGTGCTTTTTTGTAACCTTTCGCTCCGTCATTACTCCGCCTTCGTACTTTTCACTCGTCTCCTCGTAGCTGTACCCTAACGCCCGTTGTAACAGGCTTTTTTCCACCTGCCTGTCCACAACATCCTTTCCCTTTTTTAAGGTATAGGCTAAAATTGGAAATTTTTTCTTCCATGTATACAAGGTATCTGGGTTAATACCGATGTTTGCCGCAATCTCTTTGTCTGTGCATCCATCTCGTGCCCATCCCTCTAGTTTGAGCAACCCTTCTTGGGTCAGCCACTCCTGGTATTTACTTATCCCATTTTGGGGGTCACCTCCTAAATACAACCATAACCCCGTAAACAATCCATTACGGGGTTATATGAAAGGAAAGAAAATATGAAAAAAATCGTTTACGCCAGTTGCAATAATGCAACTAAATACAAGTATAAGGAATTGCACCTTAACAGCCGCCGGGGTAAGACTAATAAGCGGCTGGTCTCTAAACACTTGTAGATCCGCAACCTGTATGGAACGCAAGGCACCGTGGGATAGGCGTCTTACGTACTCTCTTTTACGCGGGTGAGAGTTTACACTTTTACCACAAAAAGATAGAGGAGGTTATGTCTCACAAAAAGTTACCAGTACTCGTCCGTACAAGTGTATTGTACGACATCTTTTAAGCTGTGTTAGACAAACATAAAAAAGAGAGGGAGATAATTCTCCCCCTCTAATATCCTGCATATTTCCCAGCCAAATTGGCGAAAGCACTAAGCCATCTACGTATAGTCATTTCTGCATATCCGAGCTTATTCGCCGCCCCTGCTATCGTGTATCTATCTTCGAAATATACTAGCTGTACAGCTTTCATTCTGTCCTCACCGTTGTCCATACCCTCCGTCTGCTTTATTGCTTTGTTAATAGCGTACATCCATAGGGCTGACTGAGCTGTGTTTTCCGTGATCAATTTGTCTGGGTATTTTTTTACCTGCTTTACTGCGTGTCCGTACCAATCATGTTTCGGATTACTCATTTTTTATCCTTTCTGCAATAGCTTTTATTACATTTACAGTTACACCGTTTCCTGCTTGCTTATATAATTGACTATCAGAATTAACAAACTCTGCTTTTTCAAAATAGTCATCTGTCCAACCTTGCAGTCTAAAGCATTCTTTCGGTGTCAGCCTTCTAACAGCTATGTAGCATTGGTATTTTTCGTACCAGGCTGCATATACGGTCAACTCTTCTGAAACTTGCACAAAAATCCCTTGATTGCAACTGGTATCTAATGTATTTGCAACATCCCGTCCAACTCCCCCTCTTCTTGTTTTACTTCCTGGAACTGATAAATTTACGCTATCAATGCCTACCCTACACTCGGAATAGCCTTGCTTTGTTGCTTCGGCTACTTTTATGCAGACATTAGGTTCGTTTCCATGCGATTGGCTTCTAAGTGTTGGCACTTCACCCTTAGGGGCAACACGTTTCGCTTTTCTGCCCTGCGGATCAATAACTCCAATCGGTTCAATCGCCACTCCGTGTCTATCCTGTCCAGTAAGTGTAAACATCGGCTCACCATCTTCTTTGAATCTCCGTCCATTCTGACGCTTTTCTGCTCGGTCAGGTGTTAAAACTGGAATTGCAATACCGCTATTTTGCGCTTTATACGTTCCATATCCTTTTTGATATCTTGCTTGCAAGCATCTGGCAACGCTAGTTGTTTCTGTTCCACTGTTGCACAAATCTATAAAACACGGCAATGCTACATGATGCCCTCGCCCACCACCTTGACCAGTATCAAGAGCTTCTGTAATTCCATCAGGTGCAAATACCTGCGTATTTCTTCTGTATCCGTCTTTGTGACCAATTATTTGAATACTATTTTCTCTGTCTGCTCTTTCGACAGGAAATACTTCTGCGGAGCCTCTGCCTCTAAGATGCCCGATAACGAAACACCTTTCTCTGTTCTGTGGCACTCCGAAATCTTTGGAGTTGAGCACCTGCCATTCTGCATCATACCCCCTCTGCTCCATTTCAATGAGCAGTCTGGCAAAATCCCATCCTCCATTAACACTAAGCAAATTCTTAACGTTCTCAATGAAAAGGTAAGTGGGTCTATTTTCTTCTTCGAGTTGTCCGATAAGGTACATAACTCTGAAAAACAAGCTTGAACGGTTTCCTTGAAACCCAAGTTGCTTTCCTGCAACGGAGATGTCTTGACATGGGAATCCGAAACACCAGCAATCTGCTTTTGGAATGTCTCCGGCATATACTCTTCTAATGTCATTTGCGTACCACTCTCCATTCCTGTATTCCTCCTTTAGTATTTCTTTTTGTCGCTGTTTCAACGGCATTTTGCTCAAAAATTCTCTTTGTTCCTGAGTAATCAGATGCATAGATGTGTAGCTCGCAACCGCGAATTTGTCAAATTCGCAAAAGCCAACACATTCGTGTCCTTCCAGTTCCATCCCCCTGCGAAATCCTCCAATCCCAGCAAAAAAATCAACAAACTTCATTTTTCTCTCCTCTTAAATATGCTCATTTCTTACCCTGTTCCCCCTTAATAATTTCTTCCGCAATAAGAGAGTCCTCAATGAGTTCTCCTGCATCTTCAAATTCACTCGCACATTGAGCACACAGCCAAGCATTTTGCGGCGCATTATCTAATGCTTTTTCTATAGCTTCTTTTTGTGAGGACGCTTCAACCTCACAAAGAAATTTTGAGAACACATAGTTCCCATATACTTTATATTTCATTTTTACCACCTTCTTCGCTTTACAAATAAATTTGTTATTTCCTCCTGTTTAAAAATATGTGAGCGTACCTGCAACGTTGTTTGCCATCAACTCGACTCGTTTCAAATATCTTAATTGATTCTGGATGTATGCATCGGAATCTTTGCCTCCCATTGACCTCCAGTCAGATATTCGCTTATCAACGTCTTGCAGTACATTAATCGGAATCATATCAAGATTGATATCTTCAAGGCTAAGCTGCTCCATCTTTTTACCCCTCTCAAATATGCTCATGCAACTCCGGTGGTCCGAACGACTGAGGCTCCAGCTCCATCAAAGCATTATATCTCTCAACATGTTCATCCGGTGTAATCTCATCGTTCATAAGCTCCTGCTCCAATTTATTGTATTCAGCATCTACCCTCTCTTTAAACTCCTGACGGCTTATTTGTCCTTTGATAAGCATTTGTTCTAATATTTTGTATTCGTGACTCATAATTTACTTTTTCCTCTTATTTACCTGCTTCGTATGCTCGGCCACTCTCTTACAGCCAGCTTTCCATCTCTGGTAAGCTTTACCTTGCTTACATGGCTGATTCATTCCCTCGCAACGGTCTCTTTCGGGACATTTCACGCATGGATTAATCATCTGTTTGCTCCTTTCATGAAATCACCTAATGCTCTATTTTTCCAAGGTGCTTCTTTTATGCCCTTTGGTTTGTACGGTTCTGGTAATAATGCCCATGCAATTACCTTTTCATAAGAAATTAGCCCCACCCATTCAGAGTCCCCATAATCATCTTCATGGTAAAACCAATTTTTCCGGTAATCATAAGTATCTCCATTGTATGCACAAACCATATAGAAATCAGATTTATCTGGCAATCTCTCACTACACGGAATCCAATCAATAACCGGTGTAATATCTGCTTTCTTTTTTGGTGCATTTTCCTCATATGGTTCCGACAATGGCATCCATGCACTTACGAAATATCCTAAAGATGCATATGTTCTGCCTGTAAATGGAGCATAAAAAGCTCCTCTCTCATCATCTACTTTCCAAGTACCTATAAGCGGCTCCTGCCTCTCATTTGCAAATGATAACAATACATGTTCTCCGTTCTGGGGTGTTTTTTCTTCTAACGGTATCCATTCACAAATTTTAGGCTGCTCTTCAATCAGCTTAATTACGTTTGTGCCTACAAGTAATCTCTCTTCGCATTCCTTAATGAGTCTTTTTTCGTCAATCATCTCTTTCTTCTCCTTTCTGCAGCTTTTCGCATATCTTCCCAATCCTTTCTTAAGTCTTCTGGGAATACTTCCGGATTAACTACTTCTTTTCTGGTTTTCAGTTCCGCTCTGATTGTTCTTTGCTTTGTTCTCTCTATTCCTGTACTTTCTAAAAGTTGCAATGCCGTCTCTAAATCTTTTTTTGTGATTTCTGGATCACATAAGAGAGAAGATAAATGTGGTGGAACTAAGTTCGGATTATATACACTGCGCTCAATAATTTTTCTCACGTTATCCGTATAAAGTTCTAACGGGATATCTATTTTAACTTTCTTCATTGTTTCCTTTCTCCCCGACTTCTGTCGGGGAATCAATGGCATATAGCTCCGTGTTGTATCATGGAGCGGTTAACAAGTTACTGCAATGTGTATCTATCCTTAACCCCGGAGGGTGTCCAGCTATTTTATCCAGTCAAACGGCAATTTATTTACTAGCAGGCAAGCCGCGCCCTCCTTTCCTACCGCAAAAAGGCAATTTCGGCAATATTTATGCTCGTTGCAGTACTTCTTGAGTATTTTCGCCGCTTTTCTTGCTTCTGAGTCTCCTGTTTTTTTCATTACGCCACCTCCCTGATCGTGATGCCATACCGTTCAAGCATCAGCTTTCTCTTGATAATATATTCCGGATTTTTTCTTGTGCGCGGGGATTTTACGTCCTCAACAACAATTTTTCCCTTCTTGTCTGTGTAGCGGAAATCTGCTGTATATGATACGGGGCGTTCTGTAGTGCCATCCTCTCGTTTCTGGCTGCCTATAAGGATGTATCTAGCCTGTCGCTCTAATCCTGTAATTTTCCCCGCTTGTTGCATCGCCGCCAGCTCTAAATAGCGATGCATTTCTCTTTTGCTATCAAACTTCCCATCTTTCGTAAGAATCTTTTTATTTCTAAATTTGTTCACAGGTAATTCCTCCCAAATGTTTTGATAAATTCTTCCCTCGTTCCGTTGTTCTCCTCCCAGTACTTCTGTGCTAGTTCTTTGAGATACCTGTCTAGCGGTCCGTTGGGATTACGATGTACCGCCTCACCACCGTTGGTATGGTGATTCAGGCACAAATAAACTGTAAAACCATACTTTTCGGCTTGTTTTCTGTTGCTACTGCCATATAAGACATGATGCCTATGTAAATTTTGGGTTGTTTTGCAGAAAAAACACTCTTTTTTTGATTGTAGTACGCTATTCATTGCTAGAATCCTCGCTTGTGAAATGATATTCCATTAAATCAGCAATCATTAGGTATTCTTTTGCTATTTTTCCGTTTCGTGTTTCTTTTACCTGTTTTCTAAATCCTTCCAAGTCTCCATGGAAACACCCGCAATTAACCATTATTTTTTTATTTTTGCCCCTATAAAAAGTTGTGCAGCGGAATTCTGTTCCGAAGCCCTGTACTAATGCATAATCTGCGTCGCCGTAAACCCTTGCGTCGCCGTAAACCCTTGCGTTGCCGGAAACCCATGCGTTGCCGGAAACCCTTGCGTCGCCGGAAACCCTTGCGTCGCCGGAAACCCATGCGTTGCCGGAAACCCTTGC